TTTGAACCTACGACCCCTGACACCCCATGAAACCGATTTTAAGTTATATAACACTTTGATTATAAATGTGAATAATGCATTTATATGTGATTGCATACAGTGCCAAATATACAAAATGTGCATTATAAGAATCAATGAGTTAAGGGGGATTTTACCACTATGTTTATGCTTATTAGTTTAAACTTTAACTAACAGATTTCGTAGATAAAATACAGTTAAATATGCTCGTTTGAGCGAAAAATGATGATCTTAATTATCATACTATAAATGGATAATCACTAATGAAACCGTATGTTTTTAGTCGGTGTTAAGAGTCGATAATACGTGTTAATTATAAAAATAGCCCTTCGTTAGAGGGCTACTGTCTTATACTAGTTTTGTATTCGAAATGGAATCACTTAACCTGCCCATCTTTAAAGATCATTTGTTTATTTCCTGATGAGTAGTTCTGTACAATACCTAAGAGCTCTTTAGAGTAATCAATTACTGATGTAGACACTGTTGGCTCGCTATATTGATAATTCAACTTGTATCCTATTATTTTGATTTTTAATTCTCCATTAGCAGACTCTAGATATGAATTACTTAGCGTTTCACTATATGTCCCATTACCATACTTTATATCGGGTATTTTATCAGCCAATGAGTTAGCTAAGTCATAAAGTGAATATCTGATACCTGTCACTTGGTTTGATATAAAAACTTCATTATTTAGTATGTTATTGAAATTATTGTTTATATCTTCAATATTAAGCCCCGATTGAGATTTTAACCAAGATGAATCGATAAAAGGATAAAATGAAGTAATTTTGGGAGGCGATTGAGCAATGATGTTTAAATTGATACTCTTTACTAATGGTGTCCCATCAGGTGTAGTCCAGTCATCGTCAATTCCTTCTCTTATAATAAGGAGGTCTATTTTATATTGTTCTGCTTTTTTTTTGGTTCCGCTCTGGTAGCCTGTTTTAGTAGCGTAGATGAGACGAAGACCTGGTATGTCTTGTGTTTTACCAATAAATGCGTCAATTTTGTCAATGGTCACTGTGGATGCGTAGTCTTTGCATTCAATTACAGTCTTGTAGTCATAGCCACCGTAATTAAATTCCCAATACACATCAAATTGCCTTAAAATTCCGTTTCTGTCTTCTATTTTTTTGTTTACCTCTACTAATATATTTTTTAAATGCGACATCCCCTCCGCATTTAACAAACTTTGTTGAATAGCTCCAACAAATTCCTCATATTCCTTTCCCGTGTTTTTTTTCATGCCAGCCTCTTACATTCTGTTTTCTGACTGTATTCATTAAACTTTTTCAGGGTCACTCTGAATTAATGAAAAATACTGTAGTATATCTGTTAATATGGTCTGAAAAGCTAATGTCCTTATCTGGTAAGAACAGCGTGTCAAATTAGAATTGGTTCTGCTGTATCAGACTAAATCTGCAATAATACAACTTATGCTATCTCACAATGTGGCACTTCAACCCATTGTACATGGTTTTCTGTATAAATCTTGGTTGACTCTGCATCACTGTGAGCCATTCGAGCTTGAGGATCAAAACCACGTTGTTTAAACATAAAGGCCGCCAATGCTCTTATTTCATGAAAGGTTGGTCTTTCATCTAAAGGTAAATGACTGGCAACGCCCACTCGATCACGTAACGCTGAAAATGCACGACTAAGGTAATCAGGAGCAACTTGTGTTGGATGATTAACTTCTTTACTCACCTTATTTGGGATGCGAGTAGGTAGCCTATGCACAATATAAGGGCTTGCCACATTGTCACGGCTATTATCGATAATGCCCTTAAGTGCTTTGCCTATGGGGATCGCAATATGAGATGCCTCTTTATGTTGCACTTTTTGCCTGTGAATATAAATCATCCCGTATATTCCATTTAAAGGTTCTTCATACCATAAGCACCCACATATACCTTCTTTGGGAGCTTTGATATTGTATTTTATGCGTGATACTTCTAGCCTTGCTTGCGTTGTCTGTAATGCGAGATCCATTGCTGTTCTTAACCAAGGCTCTGCGGATGATCGAATTTTAAGAAAGTCATCATAAGATAATCTTCTCCGTTTTTTACCATCGACTCTTTTCATTTTCTTACGTTCAGCGGGGTTATCAAACATAAGAGATTCATCCATTGCGTAACTAAAAATTTTCTTTAGAAAGCTTACCTTACGATTTTGTACATTAGCAGAAGCATCGGCATGATATTCATTAATATAGCCATTTACATGTTCCAGTGAGATTTCATTTGCGGGGATATCTTTAAAAAAGATCTTAATTCTTTCTAAGTCATTAACCCAGTTACTAAGTGTACTGCCTGATGGTTTCTCATCATTAGTGATCCGCAAAAATAACTTATCTAAATGTTCTGAGAGAGGGAGGGCCTCTCCATATTGCCCTCCCGAGTCAATAATTAATGAGTTAACAGAAACGCATTTTTCTGGTCGCATAATATTGTTGTATTCTCTGGCTATTGCGATAGCTTTTGCTTTATCTGCACCAATGCATTTTCTTAAACCATTAGTTAATGTAAGGCGATATTGTTTAACTGATTTATCAAAATAAAGAAAGTCAGGTAGATGCCTAAATTCCTTTCTTCTCGGTCTACTGGCCATATCACGAAGCCCTTATTAACTCATCGACACATGAAGAAATAACGGACTCGATACCCCAACGTTCGGATGAATATATCCAAACAGAACAATCAACGATTTTGCCTTTTAATAAACCTGTTTCTACCCATTTTTTTATGGTTCTATTATCTGGAATAGAGCCTACTTCAAATTCTCGTTTAGCCCACGCACTAGCTTTCATCAGTTTTCCGCTCATTTTGGTCTTGCCTCATCATTAATAAAATAAGTCGGTCTGCTGTATCACAGGAGTGTTTGATTTCAGCGTCAGTGCATGGTCTATTTCTTACACTGAACGCTAACCGACCTAATTTAATATCAAAACTTGTTAATACTTGGTTCCCTGGTTTCCAAGGTGTTAATAATTTCATGGTGGTCACCCATTGGTCTTGAATAAACCACCATGCTAATAACAACGAAAAGTAAAAACTGATTATGCTTAATCAACTTTTTACTCGAATAATTCCCTCTACTGGATAGCACTCTGCAATTTTTCCTTTGGTCGCGAGTACCTCTTTATCAATTAAACAATTTTGTTCATCAGGATAAATGTAGCCATAGGGTTCGAACTGACAATTTACCGAACTACATATCAAAAGGAATAAACCAAATATTATTGTTCACTCCTCTGTTGCTCAGCGGGAGAGGGTTGAAGTTCAATTTTGACGTGCGCTGGAAAATCGTATGAAACATGGCAACGTCTATCTGTTGAAACAAAGCCATGTGTGCCATCAGGTAATGTGATCTTTACGGCTTGGTCTTTTTGTTGGGAGTGTCTTAGCATTGGTCTTGCCTCTTTGTGACATGTCACTTAATGAATAATAGCTGTATTTATAGGGTGCCCCAGTTGTAGCAATAACGCTTTTTGCATTGATGAAAGTGCTTGCTGTTCTTGCTCTGTGACATTTTTTGTTGATGCTGTAGACCATTCGATACTGCATTTATTGGTTGCTTCATCATGGGTAATAACAACTTCTAACTTCATGGCCATAACGTTTATCTCCTGATAATGCGCCCAATAAAGGGCGCTATTATGAATTAACGAACCATTAATGATCGGTCACCAACTTCTAAGTGAGCACCAGGTATTTCAATTCCGTTTTCAAGCGCTTCTTTGATGCCTTTTTTATCAGGCGCGGTGATGGTTTGAACATCAACCAACTCATCCGGTAATAAAGCCTCATTGTCGATAATGACTCGAACAACACCAGCTCTAGCAGTGAATGTATTTTTTGTTGTTTTTAATTTATCTAATCCTGAAGCCAATAAGCAGTTAAGAGCATATTTCTTTAGGTTTTTAGCTTGGTTTTCGAATGATTTTTTACGATCAGATAAACGTTTAGATTCTTCATCCAGTGTTTTAGCTTGACCTTCGATATTGCGAACGTGGTGCATAATTGCATCCAATTTATCACCTAACTCGCCCTCGATACCTGCCAATGTATCTGCGATATCTTCAGCAGTGAATTCTCCTGTTTCAACGAGTTGCTGTAATTTTTCGTAATTGGTCGCCAGTGCGATAGCGGTAGTATTGGTCATTAGATTGCCTCTTCTTTCTGTTTCAGTTTGTCTAAACACTCTTTTTCGATTTGGTTTAATCGACGTAAACGACCGGACAAATACTTCTCGTAATCTTCGTCACGACGTTCTTGAGCTGATTTAATATGTGCAGAAATTTCGCGCGTTAATGTCGATGCAATACCTCGTAATTCATTTGCTGTAACAGCACTACGCATCACTTCTGTATGTTTAGTAAATTTCTCGTCTAATTCTTTGCGAATACGTGTGATATCTTCCGCTTTTTCACTGGCATTTTTGATTTCAAACTCAAGCTTATTGCTTACTATATATTCAGGGTTATCATGCATACCCATAAAGACATCAGAGCTAAAGCCAAGCATTGATAGAGCTTTTTTGATGGCATCAGTCAGCGATTTTTTAATAGCTTCACCGTCAACCTTAATGCCATAGTTAGTTTGATAGCGGTATGGTGTCGCACCATAACTTTCAAACTCACCGCGGGTTTCACATTCGATGATGTACCAAAAACGGATCTTAATTGAGTGGTTTTGTTCGCAGAATAACGAGCCATCAGCATCGCGTAAAAAACGGGTTGCGACTTGTTTATTACGCTCATCAAGGACAGGTTCTAAAAGAGGCTTTCCATCAATAAATTTTTCTTCAAGGACTTCATATCCCCAACCTTCACCAATAGGACCGAATATTTCAGTTGCACGCATAAACATGTAAGTGCTGTTTATACTGGTTCCCGTAAATCCCACGCCTTCTAATGGCTTAGTAAAGCGCGGGTCTGTACGTTGTACTTGTTTCCAAATACTTAGGTTATTAGCGTCACTCGCGTTAAGAACTTCATCAATAACACTGGCACGTTGCTCAAAATTATCTTGTTGTGCTGATGGTGTTTCGGGTTCTTTAGGTTCTACAGTTTGTTCAACCACTGGAGAACTTTCTGTTTTAGGGGCTACTTCTTGCTTTTTACGTGAACGTTTAGGCTTAGTTTCCTTTTCAACGGTGCTTTTGCTAGATACCGAAGGGGTATTATCCAATTGGTTAGAGGTGATGCTTTCTTCTTTTCCAGCGTTGCCAGTAGGCTTGTTAATACCTAAATGAAGGTCAATAAATTCTTTTCGCGCATTGGGATTATCTAATAGCTCAGGTTGTTTTTTACTTTCAGCTATTAACGAGAAAATCTTTTCACGTGGTATATCCAAGATTCCAGCTGTTGTGCGTAAATCCATTGACCAGCGTTTCCATGCTTTATTATCGTCATCTATCAGTTCTTTGGCTTTTTTTACTTGAGATGCGAGGACATTATTCGGATCAAAATCATCTAACAGCGCTAAGGCGATTTCAGTATCTATAGTTGTGTAGTTACGCTTGATAGAAGATATTTCTTCTTGTGGTTGCTCAGGTTCTTCTGTCAGCCAGCTTTCACCTAGTGATTTAGCTTCTTCAACGGTGACATCTTCATTAGCAAACTCATAGATAGCCTGTGCTATTTCCATCGTTTGTTCAGCATCCATCAAAGATAACTTTGTTATTTCTGCAAGGCCTGTAGCGATATTACGAATTTTGGGATCTTCTTTTCCTGCCAAATATTCCAGAGCAGTTGAAAATTCATTGTTAGTTATTTGAGTCTTTCCAAATAAAAGTAAACACGCAATTCTGGGCTTCGTTCCTAGTTTTTTGAAATTTTTATATTCAATAGGTTTCCATTGAGTTCCATCAAACTCATTTTCAACAGCAAATTTCTCATCGAATATATCTAAAGTAGGGCAAACAGAGCCGTCAAGGTGTTCGCTAATTAACGGATCATCAGTGTTAAAGTTATCCATAGCTTCTGGATATGCTTCAGATAATTTTACTACTGCAGTCGCTGTTGCCAGTTTTGCATTAGCGGTGTTTAACGCTATGGCCAGCGGTACAGCACCGTTGTTTGTACGAGCCTCGGTCGTAGGCTCAAATACACAGATAAAAGTTTTCATTGGTCTTGCCTCTTAATAAGGGATTTCTTCGTCAGTTTTTGAAATGGGTTTGCCTTCCAAGCAGAGAAGCATTTGGATTTGATCTTCTAACAAGCTTGTTTTCACTTGGGCATCAGCTAGGATTTTTTCTTGTTCATTACGTAGAAAATCAATTTCAGCGTGAATGAGATCAGTTTGAGTAGGCTCTTTAAAAGGAACATCAACAGTGTGTTCAGCAATAACAAAACCTAGTCCAGCATTGGGATCGGCTTTAAATGCGTAGGCGTTATATTGGTAAGAACCATCGAACTGTTTTTGAGCATGAATATAGAGTGTGACTGTTAGGCTTTCAGGTTGTGCTTTCATAGCAACTCCTTTAAAATAACTGCGATCAGTGATTTATCATTGGTCTTGCCTCTTCTAGCGTTTGGTCGCGCTAGTAGAACTCCCGATAGCTTTGGTCGGCAATTCGGGGTAAAGGAACCCACTTAGGTGGGTTTTTTTACGTCTAAAATTTGTTGCCCGTCTTTCCGAGCTGTCAGGTCTGCCTTGTAGCTTTGGTCGGTAACTAATTAAATTCCCTGGTATTGCTAAAAAACTTGCCGTTATGCCGTGGTAATCATGACAGGTCGCGATGAGAGCTGTGGTTCTCCTCCGACATAACAGCAAAACTAAATCTGAACACTGACCTAAACACTTGCTGTGTTGTTTTTGGTTGCTTTAATATTAGCGTTGCTATTTTGATTGTCAATAGCATTGCTAATATCTTGAGTTAAAAAAAACCACCGTATCGACGGTGGTTGTATGTAACACATTGTTATTTTATGCAAAATCAATCATTTTAATAGGAAGTGATTTTATTACTTTTCCAATAATTCGGAGATCATACATTTCTGACTCTTCAATATAAAACGTTTCATAAGCAGGATTATCTGATTTAACAGCTAGTTTTCTGCCCTTAACTCTTTGTAATCTTTTTATAAATAATGAATTTTCAAAACTAAACACATAAACACCATCGCCATCAAAAAATTCATTATGAGTATCAACAAAAACGACATCTCTTGGGTTTATTGCTGGAGACATGCTGTCACCGCTAATGTTAATTATTTCAATCCCTTTTAAACTTTTTCTACCGAATAAATCGAATACTTTTTCTGGAGAGAACTCAATAGATTTTATAGTGTCAGGGAATTCGTTATTTATAAAGCCACCAGGGCCTGCTTTTGCATATACATCCATCAGTCTTAAAGTCGTATGTTCATTTTGAGTTGATGTAGAAGAGGTTATTTGTTTTATTTCTTCTTCTTTTCCTGTTCGCCTAACGTAGTCTAACAACGTTTTTAGCTCTGGATTAATATCTTCAGGATCAACTTTCAATAATGATGCGAATTTTAAAATTGTATCAGTGTTTAAGGCTGTTCGGCCATTTAAATACTGACTTACTGCCCCTTGAGTAGCAAATCCCATAATCTCTGCGGCTTTTTCTTGAGTTAAGCCCAGAGATTCTCGTTTTGCTTCCCAAATGTTTCGTAAGTTTCGGGCGGCAATTTTATCTGATTCTGATATTTTTCTGTTCATTTTAGTATTTTATTTGTAATGCTAATAATTATCCAATAGCATTGCTATTGATTTATTAAATTAGCATTGCTAATATTCGGCTATTACATAAGCTGGAGGAAAACATGAAATTAGATCTGTATTTAAAAAAACAAAAAATCAGCCAAACTGAATTTGGGAAAACGGTTGGAGTAACTCAAGGGTTTATTAGTCAAGTTATTGCTGGTAGCTACTACCCTAAAGGTCGAAAAGCTATCGAATGGTCAGCAAAAACCAATTGGTTAGTAACTCCACATGATCTTAATCCAGTTGATTATCCAAATCCTTGGGATGGCTTGCCAAAAGGAGTATTCAGTATTACAGGTATCAAATTAAAAAACTGATTATGCATAATCAATTTTTCTAGCGACAGGAGACGCAAAAATGAATTTTGATATCAACATTATCAGAGCTGAAATTGAGGACTGGGCTGTAGAACAAGGGCAAGAACATGTTGCTATTGAGATTAGCCGAGCTTACTTACGATTAGTGATTAATCAAGAACATGGTCGATTACATGCCATTGAGGATCAAACGGGTAAGGCAGACTGGAAAGCAATCAATAATAACCGGCAACAGATATTCCGTTGGTTACGTGGTGATTCTCGCGCATCTCAAAGAAAAATTGCTGAGTTAATGCCAGCGATTGAAATGGCTCTACCGGCTTCGAGGTTAGCTCGAGTACGCGGAGATACCAAAAACTATTTAGCAACTGTAGCCATTCAGCGTTTTGCTGATGCTATGACTGAAATCTTATTAGAGGGTCGTGACATGTCACACCAAATAAACAATGTAGTACGCGCACTAAATGAGATATCACGCCCGACCAGCGTGCATTAATTCAAGAGGCAAGACCAATGATTAGATCAACTGAAAAAATCACATACCGCAATGGGTTTATGCTGAATGATAAACCTGCTCATATCTCAGATATCCAACATATTTTTGATGGTAGACGCGTTATTGCGTTGTTAATTTGGGAGCAGTATGAGCGAGAAAAACAAAAATTACTGTCAAAAAATTTAACCCCTGAGCAGTACCAAAATGCTTGCCGTAATATAGCTAAAGCACTGGGGGTGTAAAGTGAGAGCATCTGATTTGTTATTAGATTTTGGACGTCCAGTTGCTTATTTCCCTGGGCTAGTAAAACGTTTGGGCAGTGTAAATGCAGTAATATTTTTTAGCCAAATATTTTATTGGCAAGATAAAGCTGACTCTAAATTAGGTGTTTATAAAACATCAGAAGAAATTGAATCTGAGACGGGTTTAAGCTACCGAGAACAGCTTACGGCTAGAAAGCATTTAGTTAGCAGAGGTATTCTGGTTGAGACTAATAAACGCTTAGAGCATAAAATTTATTATCTAATTGACTGTGAAAAATTAGATTATGTCATGTCACAACCTATTGAAAATGCACCAAATGCGCAAAGCGCAACTGGGGAAAGTCACAATAGTGATTTCGCGGAACAACAAAACGAACGACCGCGACAAGACAAAACTGACGGTGGCGATGAAACAAATCCGCAGTTCGATCCTACAGAGATTACTACATATATTACTACAGATATTACTGATGGTACGTCAGGAGAACCTGACGACAAAAAATCGTCATCAAAAATTAAATTGAATTATGAAAATATTATTAATTCATATCACGATATTTTGTCTGATATGCCTGCTATCAAAGTGATGACTGATGAGCGTAAACGGAAGCTAAGAAATTTCTGGATAAAATTTAAATTCAATCAAGAGCGCTGGGAGAATTATTTATCGTATATTGCCAGTAATTGTCGATGGATGATGGAGGATCGAGATAATGGGCGAGGGGGGACATGGCGACGTAAAAATTTAGATTATTTAATTACGGAACGTTGTTATGTTGCGGTTAAGGAGGAACGTGCTAATGACAAATGATTATTTCACCCCTCCATACAATCTTGAAGCAGAGCAGGCTGTACTAGGTGGCTTGATGATCAGCACTGACGAAGATAAGCGTCAACATGTGATATCACTAGTTAAATCAGGATCATTTTATTCAAGATCTCACAGTCGAATTTTTACAGAGATAGTGAAGTTAATAAAATCTGATTATCCAACAGATATCATTACAGTTAGTGACTCTTTAACACGTAGCGGTGATTTAGAAAAAGTTGGAGGATTTGCTTACATAGCGGAGCTTTGTAGATTACCTTCAGTTGCTAACATTGTGAACTACGCTCGGATTGTACGAGACAATGCAATACAGCGTTACGCTATCAATAATCTGAATACTTGTGTAGAGATGCTAATGGCGAATGATGGTCTTGATATCAACAATAAACTATCAAATGTTCAGCAGGTTGTATCAAGCATTATCGAACACGCTAAAACAGGAAAAAGCAAAGGCTTAAGACCTGCTCTAGATGTTGTTGGAGATTGGCTTGATGATGTTGATAGGCGCTTTAGTGATCCTAAAAATGCAGTGGGTTTTACTTTGGGTATAGAGTCACTGGATGAGTTAATGGCTCCCAAGCAGGCATTGAGAGGATCATTAATTGTTGTTGGTGCAAGACCCAAAATGGGTAAAACCGCATTTTATAATCGTGTTGCAACTCACTTTGCATTAAACCATAAGTTACCCACATTGCTTTTCAGCCTTGAGATGACAGACCGTGGGATCATTGAACGAATGATCTCTCAAGAAGGCGATGTATCTGCAGATATTTTTTATACAGGTACACATGATGATATGGAAATGGCTAGAGCATTAGCCAGAGCAAAAGAGATTGCAGAATCGAATATGTATATCGATAGCACTCCTGGTATTGATCTTAACCATATCATAGCTGAATGTCGTAAGGTTAAACGAGCTAAAGGGCAAGTAGGTCTAATAGCGATTGATTACCTTACCCTTATCAAGGCTGGTCAGGCTGAACGTCGTGATATTGCATATGGTGATATTACTACGGGGTTAAAAAATCTAGCAAAAGAAATGGATTGTGTTGTCCTGTTATTAACCCAACTTAACCGTAAATTGGAAGATAGGGCAGATAAACGACCAACACCCGCTGATAGCCGTGATACAGGGCAAATTGAGCAAGATTGTGATGTATGGATTGGTTTATATCGTGATGCTGTTTACAATGATAATGCTGATAAATCGCTAATGGAAATTCTTCTTAGATTGAACCGTGATGGAAATACTGGTACCGCTTATGCTCAGTTGGTGAATTCTTATATTAAAAATATTAGTAAGTGTGAGGCGGAAAGGTTGTCATTTAAAGGAAATGACAATAGAAAAAGCTATGCACGAAAAGGACAGCAAGCTACAGAAGCATTTTAGATAAGTTAATTAGAACTCGACCAAGCTATTAAATTAAATATTAGAGGCAAGACCAATGGCAAAAACAGTAGCAGAACGTAAAGCAGAACAACGTAAACGGCAGAAAGAATTAGGTGTAACCAAAATTGAATTACTTGTAGATAATCAAGAATTGGAAATGTTAAAGCGTAATTGTGTATTGCGTATGCCCGGTCGGGAACCGTATGACGCTGTTGAATACTTACAGATGCTTATTCATAAAGATGATGCCGAGTATAAAAGGCAAGCTGAGAAGTTATCTAAGCAAAAGTGTAAACGATGTGGTGAGCAATTACCTGTTCAACAATGCTGTTTGTCTGGTGATTCACAATGTTGGGTAACGAGTGGATATAAAGAGTTAAAAATAGTTATTTAATATAAATTATGAGCAATGTTGATGTGACAAGATTGCTCATAATAAAATATAACTATTAGTGTCAACTCTCATTTTCTGTATTTAATATCTTTTTATTAAATACAGTTGCACCCATTAATGCCTCTAATGTATAGCGCCTATAAAATTTAACAAATCCAGTAAAAAATAAAAAGCTTAAAACTAACATTAATGGTAGTAAAATTAAATTATTATATTCAAAGTTATTAAATATTAAAAAATAAGATGTAATCCAAAAGTTAATTAAGAATATAAAAGAAATATTTCTACAAAATCCATAGAGTGCTACGTAATTTTGTAGCTTTGCTGAGTGTTTTTCTGAGTTTTCGAATATAAAATGATATAGAATTCTAAAATAATCCCTACTTATACCATCTTTTTCTTTATCTGACTCTATTTTTTCTGTATTTATGTTTAAATTTATATTTAATATTAACATACATTTTTTAAAAACAACTTCTGATAGGTCTTGAGGTAAGGTTTTTGCTTGTTCAAATATAGATATTTTTAGTATCTTCAATATAATAATAGTAAATGATATAGGTAATAAAATTAAGAATAAAATAATTTTTCTTGCATTTGAATAGTTAAAATAACTATCATTATTATTTTTTATAAAAAAATTATGTTTTTTTACGAAAATATATTTTGAGGGATATCCATATAAACTTGTTGCATAGTTTTCTATAAAAAAAGACGATAATAATGAAAATACATGACCTATTATGTACGCTAAAATTACAGCTGGAATGAATGTCATTATTTCACTATGTTGTATGTCGTCATCTAATCTTAGCAATTCATAAATTATATTATTACCAAAGAAAAAATGTAAAGTATATAAAAATAAAGCTCCAGGTATTAAGTAACCAAGAAAATCGTATAAACCAAAAGGGTTTTGCTTCATGTTTTAACCTTAATTAGTTAAGTAAATTGTCTTTTTATATAAATATAATTTGATATTTTACTGATGCTAGGTAATATATCAATATTGGCCTGAACACCCAATCCTAAACATTTGCTGTGTCAACTGAGAGTCAAGTATGGCACAGCATAGCTTTATCAAAATGTCTAACGATACTCTTGTACCGGCTAACCCTGTTACGAGAGATTTTCTGCATTCAAAAATCAAGTGTGGTGATGTGCTTTCAGCTAATTTTAAGAAAGCTCGTAACCCTCGATTTCATCGTAAATACTTCGCATTACTCAACTTAGGCTATGAATATTGGGAACCAGTTGGCGGTACCATTTCACCTGAAGAAAAAGAGCTTGTGCGTGGTTACATCACATTCCTTTCATATTACACGGATAATGCTGACGCGCTCTTATCCGCATCTGATATTTATCTTGAAGAAGTTGCACAAAATCGTGCACAAAATATCTCAGCAACAAAGTCATTTGATGCTTTTCGTTATTGGGTCGTAGAGCAAGCCGGTTATTACGACACGTTTGAAATGCCAGACGGTAGTTTACGTCGTGTTGCTAAATCAATCAGTTTTGCAAATATGGACGACTTAGCATTTAGCGAACTCTACAAAGCCACACTCGATGTGCTTTGGAATTTTATCCTTCGTAAACAGTTTCCCACTCAAAAAGCTGTAGAAAATGCAGTATCTCAATTATTAAGTTTCACATAGAGGCAAGACCAATGATCAAATCAAAGACCAAAGAAGAAAGACAGTGGCTATCAGATGTAGCGGAACTGGGTTGTATTTGTTGTCGCAATATGGGGCTTGGGGCAAGTAGAGCGGAAATACATCATGTTAGAACAGGGCAGGGAATGGCACAACGAGCAAGTCATACAGATGTTTTACCACTGTGTCCGCCACATCATAGGGCGTGTTATGAAACCGGCTTTCATGCATCACCTAAATCATGGCAAGAAATTCATGGTAGCGAGATTGAGTTATTAGAACAGACTAAGCAAGAAGTAATGGAGTTACGAGCATGTCGAGTATAAAGAGCATATCAGATGGGTTAAAACTTGATGATGATCAGGTTGCATGGATCCAGCCTTGGTTATCAAAATTTGGAGCATGGGTATATTCAGGGAGGATAGAAAAAAGGCAAAGCAGTATTATTGCTGAATTTATGGCGACAGTAGAAAGGCGTGATTATCCTGAGCGAGAAATGTGTAATGACGATGACGGGATGTTGATCGCTAAAGTGGTAGATAAAATTTATCACATAGACAGAATAGCGTTTACGCTCTTGTTACTGCGTTATGCCTTCGGTAGTTCAGATCGCGCTATTGCTCGTTATTACCACAATATAGCAAAACCGCGACAAATGATTAGGCGCAATAGAACGGTAGAATATAGAAAACCCTCGATGTCTACATGCAGAAGAGAAATTGAGGACATAATTAATTCAGCCGAATATTTAATTTACCCACATTTAAAAGATGCATTTAAAAAACGAGAAAAAGAGTGGAAAAGTAAAAATAATAGCAAGAACGTGTTGACTTCTTTGAGCCAATGATCCACTATTTAAGTATAAGTTGCCGTTTTTATACAGTGACCAACTAACCCAGCCTAAGCGCTGGTTTTTTTTGTATCTAAAACAGATAAGAGTTGCTGTTTCCTTTGTTCAGAGTTACATGTGTGTTCACGACCAATAACTGACCAAAGGTATTAAAATATCATGTTAAAACATAGTGATATGACAGAAGAGGCAAGACTTGTTTTTGAAGTTGTTCCGCACACGATGGAAGTTACAGCTGGCGAAGTTGCACAATTTACTTATTTAACTGAGCCACGTTGTCAATTGATATTAACGCAGTTGGCGATGGCGGGACTAATCAAAGAAAACATCAAAGGAAATACATTTCAAAATATCTAATACTGTGAAAATGGGCGACTGTAAAAGTGTTGGTAGCACCTTTACAGTCATTCACCCGTTCTGGTAGATCACGGACAAACTAAAGCCCACTGCTTATGTGCACAAAGCATAGTGAGCTTATCAAAAAAGGTTCTCCTGATCTATGAAAAATACTGTGAATTTAAACAGTGTGAATTTAGTCAATGATGACTCACTCAGCTATATAAAAACACTTCCCGATAATTGTATTGACTTAATTGCAACTGACCCGCCTTACTTTCAGGTGAAGTCTTGTAGTTGGGATAATCAGTGGGAAAACGTAACATCATATTTATCTTGGCTTGATGAAATGCTTGCAGAATTTTGGCGGGTATTAAAGCCTAACGGTAGTCTTTATATCTTTTGCGGTTCGAAACTAGCGTCAGATACTGAATTACTCGTCCGTGAAAGATTTAATATTCTAAGTCACATTATATGGGTTAAACCATCAGGACCTTGGCGCAGGGCATGTAAAGCTGATTTACGCAGTTTCTTTCCAAGCACTGAAAGAATTTTATTTGCTGAACATTATCAAAGTCCATACAAGGGCAAAAGTAGTGCTTATCTTCAGCAATGCAAAGCGCTTAAAGAAAATGTATTTAAGCCTTTAATTGAGTATTTTAAATCTGCACGTGAATCGTTAGGAATAACAGCAAAAGAAATAAAACAGGCCACAGGTAAACAAATGGCTTCACACTGGTTTAGTTACAGCCAATGGCAACTACCGAGTGAGTCTGACTACAAAAAACTGCAGGAGCTGTTTCATCGCGTAGCAAGTGAAAAGTTTAGTAGTAATCCTTTAAATCGTGATCATACTGATTTGATAGAGGTGCAGGCTTCTCTTAGTCGAGAGTACCAAGAGCTTGCTGAACAATATCAATTATTGCGCCGTCCTTTTTCTGTCACCGTTGATGTTCCTTACACCGATGTGTGGACGTATCCACCTGTGCAATATTACGCAGGTAAACATCCTTGTGAAAAACCAGCTGAAATGATGGAACACATTATTCGCTCAAGCAGTCGCGAAGGTGATCTGGTTGCTGATTTTTTTATGGGGTCGGGTGCAACACTAAAGTCCGCATTAAAGTTAAATCGTCGAGTTCTTGGAGTTGAACTTGAGAAAGAGCGATTTGAACAAACAAGAGAGGAAATAAATAACATGAAGTCATAAAGCGGATTAGCCGTATTTTACATGCTGATGTCATGATTCAGCCCCGAGTGTCTCCTAGTAAAGAGCCAGCTTTGCATCTGGTAAGGGTTAATAAGAAAAGAAGCACCGGTAACGAAGCATGAAAGCCAATCGTGCACTGGTTAGATCCCTCAGGGAGCAGAGCCGAACTGGGGTTATAAACTCAAGGGCATGAGCGTGGCCACTACGAGAGTGTGGTGAAATTTCATTTCCCATAACACAAACAACTCGGACACTCCGTAGGGGGTGTATATGCGCATGGACAAATTAACCAATGCTACCTACGGAACGGCTGGCTTAACTGCCTTTTTTGCAAGTCTCTCATTGTATGAATGGGTCTTTGTAATAGGGATGGGATTTAGCATGCTTCTTGGATTAGCAACTTATCTGATGACACGGAGAGAACAGCGAAAACGAACAGCATTATTTGCTGAATTGGTTCATCGAAATTGTTCTAGTGATCCGCGAGAAATCGAAAAAATAGTCGGTGAGATGCTGACTAAAGCTAAAAAGGACATCTAATGAACCTAAAACAAAAAGTGACAGCTGTTGCGAGTGCTGGCGCTGTAAGTATTGCACTAACAGTGATTGGCTATTTTGAGGGCGTGCGTTATGAACCTTACCGTGATGTTGCTGGAGTTCTGACGGTTTGTTATGGCCATACTGGAAACGACATCATTCAAGGTAAGACCTATACACAACAAGAGTGTGATGAATTACTGCAGAAAGACTTTATCAGGACGCAACAGCAAGTTGATATCCTGGTTAAAGTACCAGTCGATGATAAAACAAAAGCTTCTCTATAT